GGTGCAAAATTACAATCGCGCGCTGAATCTAACGCCACTGACAGTACGCAGACGCTTGGTTTACTTGCAAAGTCAGGCGTCCCACAAATTCCACATACTGTATCAGTACAAGGCGTAAACATTGTCGTATCACTACCGAGTGTAGAAGATGATGTGATTTACAAGGCCCACCGCTTAGAAAATGAGACAGGCGTACTTATGGACACATGGAGAATAGGTCGTGGTGAGTCTATGAAGGGCGATTTCTCTATCCGTCTCGCTGAAACAGTGCGCCCATGCTGGGAACCATTGGCCGCGCTTATGCTCAAAGGTGTCACTAAATTAGATTACAACCCGCGCCCTGAGCGCGATAAGAAGAAGAAGGAAGTGCTGATTGACCCGCGCCCTGAAAAGAAGAAGCCGAAAAAGATAGACCGTAATCAGATACTCAAAGACCCCATTGTTGTCAAAGCGTTGAATTTACTTGATGCGCTACTTACCAAAGAGAAGATGACATGGACAGGACCGAAAGGGCTCGCAATCGGTCTCGGCTCAGAAGACTCTGCGCCGCGCGGACCCACTGAATTAACGCGCCCATCTACATTACCGGACTTCTATCCAACAGAAGATGACCCCGAAAAACCAGCAAAAGAGAAGCGTAAACGCGGAAAAAGCACTACAGTCACTACTGATGAAGGCGAAAAGGGCACGTTGCGCATTAGTGAAGAAGGCGCAATGTTAGAATTGCAATCAGATTAAATACCATTGCAGAGTGTCGGGGGCGATAGTGATGTCAAGTGCAATCATGTCCCGGCCCTCATCCGAGCATTCCCCGCTCTTACTCAAGGGGATTGGGGATGACCTCATTTGCGCCGGTTACGCAAGTGTCGAAATGGTTGACAAGCAAGGAGACCTCATTACCACAGGCGCACTTAATGGCGCATTCAAGAAATTCATGCAGAATGCCGGTTGCCGCAACGTGCAACTTGCGCATTCCAACATACAGGTCGGGGAAGTTATCCCCGAATACACAGATTCTTCGGGACGGGTGTGGAAGTCCGAAGTGGATGACAGCGGCATGTTCGTCGTCATCCGCCTACGGAATGACATCGAAAAAGCGCGCGAAGTCGCCGCTGAAATACGAAAGGGCAACCTCAAGTCTTTCAGCATTGGTGGACAAGCATTTGAGCGCGTTGGTAAAAGTGACAAAGAGCGAGGAAGTTACCGGGAAATTAGCCGGATGGAATTGCACGAAGTCACAATATGCGAGAAAGGCATCAACCCCGAAGCACAATTCAGAATACTGAAACAGGAGACTGAAAGTATGACCGAAAGCGACGTAGTAACACAACTGCATGATGTGATGGAACGACTGTCAAAGAAACTCGACGAAGCCGAGGATAAGGACGAGAAGGACCATTCATCAAAAGACAAGAAGCCCGACAGCAAGAAGAACCCCTTTGCGGACAAAGACAAGGGTGGGGATGACGAAGACAAAGAAGCAATGGCATACTCTGAAGAAGATGGTGTCGAGAAAGGCTTTGATGACATTATCACCACTGATTATCTTAACTGGATGGAAAGCACGCTAAAATCAGCGGGCATTGACACCGGAGCCGCACGCGCACACTTTGATGATGTGAGCAAAGGGTATGGACCCGGCCAAAGTGGTTACGACCACCGCGGACAAGGTAGCATTGAAGGCGCAGGCGAGGAAGATTCCGGCAAGCGACCAAAGATGGACATGGGTAGCGGCGGAACCGGCAACAAGTATGCCATCCGCGCAAGTGCAGACCCAGCACCTACTGGCAACAAGTTTGTCATTAAGGAAAATGTAACACAAGCACAGGCTGAAGCGGCATACGAAGTTTACAAGCAGGCGCGAATGGAAGAAGAATTCAAGAGTGAATTGGGTTCAGCATTCGCAGACCGATTTGAGAGTGAAATGATGGTAAAGAGCAACGAAGAGGCACGCGCAGAATTCGATAGCCGCGGTCCACTTGTTGACTTGCAAAAGGCTGTTCTTGCACTTAACGACCGCATTGACAACCTGTCCTCCGGTAGCGGAGAGACAATCACCAAGAGTGCCGGTGTAAACCGAACACTCGTTGAGGTTCCTTCAAGTAACGACCTTGCTGACATGTCGTGGGACGAAGTCCACCGACTTGCGGCATCATCACTGAGAGGAGGCGAATAAAATGGCACGAGATTACGTCCGAACAATACAAGATATGGAACGCTACTACTACGGTGGTAATGCCCTAACAGGCTACACCTACAGCAGTGGTGACATCCTGAAAGCAGATGCACCTCTGCTATCGACAACAGCAGGCACCTACCAAGCGATTTACGGTCGTAAGGTTTGGTCGCAACTGAACCAAGAATTCAACGCGTTTAGTATTCTGCCTAAGAAGCCGTGGGAAAAGTCGGGTTGGAGAATCATCACCAGCAAGGCGTCCTTCACTAAGGGTGGCGGTGTTGCTGAAAACGCAAGTCTTCCCGACACAACCAAGCCTGAATTCCTACACGTTGCGGCAAAGCCCAAGACGGTCGCGCACACCTTCGACCTCTCGGAAGTTGCAATGTTCTTGTCCGACAAGGACGACGGAATGGGCGACGTGCGCCAAGTCCTCAAGGAAGAAATGGGTAAGCACCACGCTGACCATATCAACCGAATGATGACAGGCGACGTTGACACAACCGCTGGTAACGACTTTGAGTCACTTGACCGAGTCACTTCAAACCCTGACGTAATGAACGGCGCGGGTTGGAGAGATGCGGCAACTGACCTTGACATGTACTCTATCACTCGTGACGGTAGCGCAGACTTCCACAATGCAGAAGTATCTTGCAGTGCGGACGGTACAGCCACACGAGCATTGAGTCTTGACCACCTTGATACCATCTTCCAGCAAGTATGGACTCGTGGTGGTAACCCGAAGGTTATGCTGACTGGCTATGATACACTGATGAACATTCAGCAACTCTTGCAGAGCCAACAGCGATTCATGGAAACCAAGCGCGTCACACCATCATACAGTGGCGTAAAGGGTGTCCCCGGTATGGAAGCCGGATTCATCGTTGCAACATACAACGGTGTTCCAATCATTCCAAGCAAGGACATCGTGGCCGATGGTAGCAGTCGTATCTACTACCTCGACACTGACTATCTATGGTTCCAAACAGCAATCCCAACCCAATACTTTGAGAGTGGAATTGAGACCGGTGACCCGTTCGCAATCAACCGCCTCGGACAAGAAGGACTGTACCGAACAATGGGCGAATTATGGTGTTCGTTCTTCGGCGCACAGGGGAGCATTCGTGACCTCGCTTGAGGTCATTGGAGACATAACAGGAGGAATCTGAAATGGCATCAACAACACACAGAGGCATTACCTACACAGGTACAGGAACATACACCCAAACGGTGAACATCGACCTCCCACTATGGGCAGGCGTTGACCAAGATGATGAAACATGGCTAACGGCATATCCGGGCGCATTGACATCTTTTGCCGCTCGTCAGACTGACGGCGCAAACAGAATGCAACCACGTTTGGTCATGCTTACATTGAACAATGCGTTGGCAGACACAAACACGCTCACACTTTCGGGCGATGTTAACAAAATTTTGTCAATGGTTGGTCAGCATGAAGACGCAACGGCAATCATGGGCATCACCAAAACAAGTGACTTGGTACTTACCTTCGCTTTGAAGCAACACGATGACAGCGCGGCAGACGTATCAGCGACTGAATTGTGGCTACTATTGGTTTGAGGTGAAAGCCCATGCCGCAGGTAATTTACCGCGGTCGATGGCCTACGAAGCGCACTTCCTTCGGGGAGTGGATTCGGGGACAGCCGCAAGACGTATCACAAGAGTGGTTAGACACTCATGCGTTCCGTCTTGTCGGCAACCCCGACTTCGTGGTCATCGGGAACGAAGCCGCAGACGACGCACCGTCAGACGAAAGTCCTGACGATGGTTGGACTCGTGCGCAGATATACGACTGGTTGACCTTGCACGATGTTCGCGCACGCGCAGGGTTGACAAAACCACAACTGCTTGCCGCCGCGCGGGGCGCGCTTGGTATGGATGATGAGGCCGTAGAAGCCGAAGAGTCTATGAGCGAGTCCGCCGTCGAAGCGGATATGGCGGAAGTGGATAACGACCAAATTGAACAAGAGGTGATTGACTAATGACTATGGTAGCAGATGAGCGCACAAGTGTCTTTGGCAATTTTCATGTAGTAACCGGAACATACACAGGGGCTGGGACCTTGACTCTCGACTTATCGAGTCAGTTTTCCAGCATTGTGAGTTTTGTAGCGACCGCTGATGGAGCAACACCATCAGCCGCAAACGAACCCCGTGTGAGCAACAACTCGCTCACCGTGGGTATTACGAGTGCGGCAGGTGCCCAAACCGGAACATGGATTGCAATTGTCC